TAACTTCAACTTATTCATCTCAGGTGCTGTTGCTGATATCAACGGTAACGCATTGACAGTTAAACACTCAGTTGTTCCTGTTGATTACAATAGAGGTGATTTTGAAGACCAATCTCCAATTAGTGGTGATGGTGGTGCAAATGGTTTAAACCAGGGTGTAGACCTTCAGATTCCTGAAATTGACTTAGAACTTAAGTCTGAAGCAATCGTTGCTAAGACTAGAAAGTTAAAAGCAGTTTGGACTCCTGAATTGGCTCAAGACCTTAACGCATACCACTCAATCGATGCTGAAGCTGAATTAACTTCTATGTTATCTGATTACATCTCATTAGAGATTGATTTAGAAATCTTAGATATGTTAAAGTCTAACGCATTGACTACTGAGTACTGGTCTGCTACAATCGGTGAAGAGTACAACTCTTCAACTGGTACGTGGACTGCTGGTACTTCTGGTGTTGCTTACCAAAAGAACACTTGGTTCCAAACATTAGGTACTAAATTAAACAAAGTATCTAATAAGATTCACCAATTAACATTAAGAGGTGGTGCTAACTTCGTAGTAGCTTCTCCTGATGTATGTACAATCTTAGAATCTATTCCTGGGTTCTCAGTTTCTGCTGATAAAGATGCACTTCAGTTCGCTGCAGGTGTAACTTCAGTAGGTGCGATTGCTAACAGATACACTGTTTACAAAAACCCTTACATGACTTCAAACGAAATCTTGTTAGGTTATAGAGGTGGAAACTTCTTAGAAACAGGTGCTGTTTACGCTCCATACGTACCACTTATCATGACACCTTTAGTGTATGACCCAGCTAACTTCACTCCAAGAAGAGGAGTTATGACTAGATACGCTAAGAAAATGGTAAGACCTGAGTACTACGGTAAGATTTATGTTAAAGATTTAGCATCTATCTAATCTTAGTTAGTTCTTAGATAATAAATTAGAGGGGTAGGAAACTATCCCTCTTTTTTTATGTCTATAAACAAAAACTCTATTCTTTATTTTCTTAATATTTATAGATACTAAAGGAGATAAACATGAATGAACTAATATGGCCAGGTAGTGGTTCTGCTATCACAACGGGTTCAGATTCAACCCCATTTGGTACCTATGATGTGGATTCCGAATTTCAAACGGATGGACCAAAGGTTGCCTCATGGTGTGCTAAAAGATTGGGATACCCCGTTCAAAATGTAGAACTTATTGATGAAAACTTTTACGCTTGTTTTGAAGAGGCAGTTTCTGAATATTCTGCACAAGTAAATCAATTTAATATTCGAAATAACTTGGATACCCTAAAAGGTAATCCAACGGGTACTGATTATTCTCAGAAATTAGTTCAAGGTTCAAATCTCCCTGATTTAATTAGTATCTCCGATGGATATGGAACACTTGCAGGTGTTGGTGGTTCAACTGATATCAAGAGTGGTTCTATTGATTTAGTTGCAAATCAACAATCTTATGATTTGGATGTTTTATTTGCTAGTGAAAGTGAAGGTGGAAACCGAATTGATGTAGTTACTGTGTTCCACGACCCAACTCCAGCAATCAATAGATTCTTTGACCCTTACTCGGTAAGTGGACAGGGAACACTTAACTTGATTGATGAGTTTGGATTTGGTTCATTCTCACCAGCAGCACAATTTGTGTTAATGCCAATTTTTGAAGATATGTTACGAATTCAAGCAATTGAATTTAATGACCAATTTAGAAAATCTGCACACTCCTTTAATATTGTAAACAATAAACTCAAGATATTCCCCATTCCAACTACGAGTGGTAAATTATGGTTTGAATATTTTGTAAGAGATGAATTTATTCAAAACTCAACTGCAGTAACTTCAGATGTAGTATCTGATTACTCAAACGTAGGATATAATTTTATCCCATATTCATTCATCAACGATGTGGGTAAACAATGGATTAGAAAATACACTCTTGCTCTTGCTAAAGAACTATTAGGAGCAATCAGAGAAAAATATAGTTCAGTACCTATTCCTGGTTCCGAGATTTCGTTGGATGGAGCAGCACTACGAGCTGAAGCACAAACTGAAAAAGATGCTCTTATAGAACAATTAAGAGAAAACTTGGAAGAGTTAAGTAGAAAGAATCAGTTTGAAATTAGAAATAATGAATCTAATTATCAGCAAGAAATGTTACGAAAAGTTCCACTAACGATTTATACCGGATAAGATGCCACGTTTTGCATTAGACAGAGATATTAAATTTTTTCAAAGTATATCCCGTGAATTAGTTGAAGCGGTGATAGAAACCCATGTTGTCTTATATAAATTGATTATTGGAGATAGTAAAACCAATCTATATGGTGAATCTCTCAGTAAAACTTATTACCAAGGAGTGCAGTGTACTGCAGTAATAGAACGAAGTGATACGGGAGTATCTTACGAAGGTTTTGGACCAGATTCGGGTCAGAATGTAGAATTTAGATTTAACAGGTTTAAACTCGAAGAAACGGGGTTCTATCCTGAGATTGGTGATATCATTTATCATAACGATGCATACTTTGAGATTGATAATGTTAGAGAAGACCAGCTCATCGGTGGACAATCGGGTGAGAAGTTCTCTATTATCGTTTCTACTTACATGACACGAAGAAGTACGATACAAACTGAAGAAAGAGTATTATAATGAAGGATAATCCAAAAAATAGAGCAAAACAAATATCAGTAGATAAACAATTTCAGAAAGGTGTTAAACTTCTTGATATTGATACTACTATTGCTGAGTACATGATTGATACGGTGATTCCCGATGTGGAAGAACACGGTCAAGCAGTAAAAGTTCCTCTATTATATGGAAATGCAGAAAGATGGGCAAATGCAAGAGAGAAGGGTTATCTTCGTGACCAACGAGGTAAAATTCAAATTCCACTTGTAATGTTTAAGAGAAACTCGATTGAAAGAGATACCTCTCTTGCTCAATTTAAAGATGTAAACACTTTACCTGCATATAGAAAATACTCTCAAAAAAATAGATACGAACGATTTACTCTAATACAAGGCTCAGGTCCTTCATACGAAGAATATAGAGTTTCAGTTCCTGATTATGTAACTGTTTCTTACGAGGTAATGATTTGGACATCATTTACTGAGCACATGAATAAAATTGTTGAGTCTTTTCAATATGCAACTGATAGATATTGGGGAACCGATGAAGGATATAAATTTAGAACTCGAATTGATTCATTTGATAACCAACAAGAAGTAGGTGAAGGTTCGGAAAGAGTAATTAGAACATCGTTTACTATGACGGTAAATGCATACTTACTTCCTGAAACTTATGATGAATCTCCAACGGTTAGAAAATCCTTTACTCCTAAGAAAGTTGTTTTTGGAGTAGAAACTGATTTATCAGGTAACATATTTACTAATCCGAATATTTATAATGAGTACCAAAACGTTATTGATTTTGTTGCTATTAGAGGTTCTAAAGATGCTATTGTAAATAAATCACTATACCCTGATGAAAATGGTGAAGTGGTAGTTGGTCAGTATTCTTACTTTTTCTTAAATGATGTAGAACTTCCAATATTACCGCAAGAGTTAATAGGTACGTTTGATACTAAAAATTGGTTTAGAGTTTATGTTAACGGAGTGTTTATTACTCCAACCGCATACACCTACACTTTTGATGGTACAACTAATAGAATATTGTTTAGGGTAGATAATACTCAAATTTTTGAAAGTGGTGGTTCTATAACTAATAAATTAGATGGAGATGATGAAGTTTCAGTAACTGGTAAATTTATTGAATTATGAATATCTTTACGTTAAAAAATATCATGAAAGAGGTGAATGCACCAAACACTTTTACCGGAATCCCATCCGATAAAAATGGTGGAGATAGATATGAATTTAATCATCCATTATATTGGATATTTAAAATAGAAAATATGAGAATAAAAACCTTAGATTCTCGATTAAGTGATAAACGAAAACCTCATGCAAGATTTGATGTTTTTATGTATTTGTTAAGCGATGATTCTCAGGGAGAGTTATTTGTAAGAAGTGATGATTATAATTTCGAACAAGTTGGAAATGATTTTTATGTAAAAATGAAAAAATCAAATTTTCCAAGTGAAGATAGATATGGAAATCCATGGTCTTTTTCAACTGATGATAGAATTTTTATAAAAGGTGATATTGAAAGAGTAAACTAATGGCAAGACAAGTACCCGATATATATTCAGGAAACACACAAAAAAAGAGAGATAGATTATCTTTCAAAAACTTTGTGCTTGAAGTTATTGAAGATACCTTTATTAACGAGTTTAATCCAACATCATCATCTTTAGACCCGATTTCTCAAAGTTTATTTACTCTTTTCTTAGGACCTAAAGATGTAAATACTGATGGTGATTTAACGGATAGAGTTGATATTAGTGGATATAGATTTACTTACGAGGATTTACAAGTAGATAATGCATATGATTATTTAGATGTATTTCTTTATGGGGTAAAGCAAGATAGAAGTAAATACGATGTTGAATTGTATGATGATAGTGGTACACAATTACTATCAGGACAGTACGCTAGTGGTTCAAAAGAGATTAGAATGATATTTAATGAAGATATCACTCGAGTTCCATCTGAGGTACCTGATACTGCATTTACAATCAAAGGAAAAATTGTTGAGATAGAATAATAAAATGGCAAGATTAATACCAAGAAAACAAATAGAAGAGGTACAGGATTTTATCAGAGATACCTCATTTGGAAATAACGTAATTATTTCTGGTTCGTTACTCGTATCTCAGAGTTTTTCTATTGGTAATGACCCTGATACAAAACAAGATATCACGGGTTCGGTTGAAATTACAGGTTCACTTACTTTAGATGGACCATTTAATGTAGTTGGTGACCAAGCATTAAATCTAACGGCATCGGTAGCATTAGATTCTATTGATACTCGTCTATTTGGTGGAATAAGACCTGAAGATTTTGGTGCAAATGAATCTACACTCTATGTATCTGCAGTAAATGGTGATGATAATAACGATGGTAGAACACCACAATTTCCACTAAAGACAGTTAAGAAAGCAGCTGAAATTGCAACTGCTGGAGATGATGGTAGATTTGGTTTACCCGATTCAGATTTTTCAGGTTTTAGAATTGAAGTTGCAGCTGGTACATATAGAGAAAACAACCCAATCGAACTTCCAAGAAACACAACTGTTTGGGGAGCTGGATTAAGGGTAACCAAAATTGTAGCAAACAACGAAAACGAAGATTTATTCTGGGTAAATAGTGGTAACTATTTGGCAGAAATGACATTTGCTGGATTACGAGTATTCCCATCAGTTGATAATGCTAGAAGTGGATTTGCTATCGCATTCGCACCAAATGCATTTATTACAACATCTCCTTATGTTCAGAACTGTTCGATGATTTCGAATCAGGAGAACTCATTTAAAGAATTATACGAAGAGATTCCTGCTGGTGGTGGTGGTTTGAATGTGGATGGTAATAGAATCCACCCCGATTCACCTCTTGCTTCAATGGTATTGGATGCATATACGCAGATTGCACCAAATGGTGTGGGTTGTCAAGTTGTTGGTAGAGGATTTATTCAGTTGGTATCTTTCTTCACCAACTTCTCAGCATACGCAGTAAAAGTATTAGATGGTGGACAAGCGGTACTACTTAACTCAAACACCTCATTTGGTGATTATGGTATGTACGCTAGTGGTTCTCGTTTCATCACAGGTAGTGGTGGTAATGGAGATGCATTTGCATCGGTACGAGATAACTATACGATTATTGTTGATACTATCGAAGATGGACTATCTGCTATTCCTGAATTTGTACCAAATACACAAAGAGGTATAAAAACCACATCAGAACTTCAAAAATTTATTTCAGGTAATTCATCAAATGAAGTTGCGGAACAAGCTAAATCTGAATATAGATTAGTTTCTAACATTGTATCAAGTGGAATTAGTAACATCCCTTCACTATTAGCAAAATCTGCAACTCGTGGATATAATACTGGTTCGGTTTGGAATATCTCATATGGTATTCAAACAACAGGTTCAATAACGGCCTCAAGTTCTGAATTAACTATATTATCTGATAATTTTGATAAAGTAAAAGAAACATTAGAATTTGGTAATCGTATAACTGCTAGTTATGAATTGGTAGATAATATCGAAGGACTTATAAAGGTTAGCGATGAAACACAAACTGCTGTTGGGTTTGCATCATCCCAAGATACTATTAATAGTGTCTCATTTAATTTTGATGAAATTATTTCTATTGTAAAGAATGGTACAACAGCATTACCGGAACTTACATCGAGTAACGCGGGTAATATTAAAGTAACTGATACAAATCAATTTATTACCGATATTTCTTCAAGTGCAGAAGTACAAAGTAAAATAAGTTCTTCATTCTCAATCGTTCATGATATCTTATTGAGAGGAACGGGTTCTGCACCTACCATCATACAAAGTGGTTCGGAAAACGAAACAATAGATTATCAAAATGGATATGAAGCCCTTATTGGTAATATCCCATTTATTCAAGAAGAAGTGATTTCATATATTTCATCTTCTTGGTCAACATTTGATTATGATGAGGTTAAGTGTAAGAGAGATGTTGGATATATTGTAAGTGGTGCAGCTCATGATTTATTATATGGTGGTAACGAAGAATCAATAAAAAATGGTAATTTCTATTATTTATTCCCATCTGAAGCAACTGGCTCTCAATTACAACAAACACTCGATGCTATTAGATATGCGAGTGGACTTGCAGTACGTTTGGTTGGTGATATTACATACCAAGAACCAAGTATTGAGCAATTAAACGCTTACGAAGGAATCGTAAACAACAAGACATTTATTCAAGAAGAAGTTATTTCATATATTTCATCATCATGGAGAAACTTTGATTATGATGAAGTTAAATGTAAAAGGGATGTTGGGTATATATTAGATGCAATTGCAACGGATGTTAAATATGGTGGAAATGAGAGAAGTATTATTGCTGGTAAATTTTACTACGATTATCCTTCTCAGGCAACAACAACTCAATTATTACAAACAACCGATGGTATTCAATATGCAAAAGATGTAGTAACTAAAATATTAGAAGCAGAAACATTTACTTCTCCATCTTCAACAATACAATCCGTATATGATTTAATTGTAGAAAATAGAAGTTTAATACAAGAAGAAACTGTAAGATTTGTAGATACTCAATTCCCAAATTTAGTTTACCTTAGAAATAAATGCAGACGAGATACAGGATATATTTTAGATGCTATAGCAACTGATTTGTTATACGGTGGTAATCAAAAGAGTATCCGAGCAGGTTTATATTATCAGGCGGTATCGGTTGATAAAGTAAATGGAGAACAATTAAACGAAACTATTGATGCAATTTCTTATGCAAAGACTTTTGTTGATAAGATTGTAACCAATGAAATAATAGAATCACCCGGTGTAGTAAATAATACAACTACACGAATTCAAGCAGGTGATATTGATTTTATAACATCATCGATAAGTGGTACTGAATCTGAAAGAATTAAAGTGAGTTCTTCATTTGGTTTGGTAGAAGATATTATTAAACAGGGTGAAGATTCTTTATTATCAGCAATTGCAGGTAATACACCAAACTTTAACTGGTCATTGGATGAACCAAAGATAGTAACTGGACTTGATATCGTAACATCATCTGCAGATACAACTAATATTGAGACTGTTTCAACAAATTATGGGATAATTACTAACATTATTTCAAATGGTGTTGGTGTAACTCCAAATGAGGTAACCAATTGGACGGGTAGTATCAAAGTAACCGATACAACTCAATTCACAAATGGAAGTTCAGTTGCTGGTTCTACTGAAGCAACCTTAGTTAGTTCATCAATTTCTATTGTAAGAAATACAGTTCAAAATGAAACTGGTTCGTTACCAACATTGGTTGAAAATACGGCAAGTGTTTACTTAGGTGATACAAACTCAGTAACCTCAGCAACTACCGCATCATCTACGGAAGTAACTAAAGTTAGTTCTTCATTCGCAATC